TATATATAATAGTAAATCCGGGTTCAGGAAATTTATCTAAATTTAATATTTGAATACTTTTTTTTTTAATATAAAAAATAACAATATTATCTTTTTCAACCCAAGTTTCTTTATTTTCCGTATCTGGATATGTTTGATAACACAATGGTATATAATATAAATATCTATTTTTGATATTATTTTCCATAATAACATCCCAATGTTTTAAATACAAATTTAAGTTGGTTTGTCTAGTTTTTTTAGAATAAATTATAGAATGCGTAGAACAAGATTTATATGATTTATAATGTTTTAAATCTAAAGTATAAGGAATAATAAAAATAGGATTACATCCTAAATAATATATAAATTGAGTTTCTTTATATTTATTTAAAAAATGATTTATATTTTGTAAAGTCTCTCTATTTTTTATATTAGAATTAAAAATAAAATCATCTTCCAATATAAGAATATTATTATAATTATTATTATTAGCGTGTTTAAAACATTGTAAAAATGCATCAGTTAAATCTTGATATGAGATTTGTTCTATTAATTTTTTTTTACAATTTTTAAATCCTTCATTATAAATTAAATATACTATTTTAGTAGGTTGATATATTTTCAATTGTTCATAAATATGTTCTAATCTTCCATTATCTTTTAAATGAATAATATAAGTAGCATCAACACTATCATCTAAAAACCCTTCTGTATATATTATTTTTTTAAAAGTGTAACATTGTGTATTATAATTAACATCCATTATATATTACTTTTTAAAATACTTTTTTAAAATATTTTTAAAACACTTTAATTTCTTTATTTTCATAAAAATCAATATTATAATTAATATTATTACATAAATGTTTATTTTTGAAATAAAATAAAATAAACTATATCCAGGTTCTGCGTGTTTATTCATTCCACAAATTTTATATATTTGTAAAGCCATTTTTGATGCCAATAAATCAAATAGTGATTCTTTACCCCAATTTGTAGAATTTTCAGTATCTGTAAATAATTGATAACATAAAGGTATATAATATGTATATCTTAAATGATTCCATAATTCTACATCCCAATCTTTAATTATATCTTGGTTTTTATTTAATATAATTTCTCTCATTTTAGTATTATAAATTACAGAATGTGCTGCAACACCTTTAAAAACAGTATAATTATAATAATCATATGGTAATAATATATTAGGAACACATCCTAAATAATAAATTAACGGATTCGTGTCATTAGATTTTATAAATGTATTTATATTATGTTGATGAAAATCACTTTTTATTTTTTCTGAAAAAATAAAATCATCTTCTAAAACTAAAATATTTTTATAATTATTATTATTTGCGTGTCTAAAATTTTGTATATTTGCATCAACCAAATCTTCCGCAGTATCTGTAATATAATTTTGTTTTTTACAAATTTTAAATCCTTCATTAAAAACGATATATACTATTTTAGTAGGATGATATATTTTCAATTGTTCATAAACGTGTTCTAATCTTCCATTATCTTTTAAATGAATAATATAAGTAGCATCAACACTATCATCTAAAAACCCTTCTGTATATATTATTTTTTTAAAAGTATAGCATTTAGTATTATGATTAACATTCATTATATATTACTTTTTAAAATATTTTTTAAAATACTTTAAATTATATATTTTCATAAAAATCAATATTATAATTAATATTAATAGATAAATGGTTATTTTTGAACAAAAATAAAATATACTATATCCAGGTTCTGCATGTTTATTCATTCCCAAAAAATTAAAAATGTGCATTGCTATTAAATTATAACTTGAAAAATAAGATTGTAAAGGTATTGATTTACCCCAAGTTTTAGAATTATCTGTTTCTGTAAATAATTGATAACATAAAGGTATATAGTATGTATATTTATATTTATTATTTATATACAAATACAGTTCTGCGTCCCAATCTTTTATATTGGATTGATCTTTGATTAATATAATTTCTCTTATTTGAGCATTATAAATTACGGCGTGTGTAACGCAGGCTGAAATGACTTTATAATTATAATAATCATATGGTAATAATAATGAAGGAATACAACCTAAATAATAAATTAATGGATTGTTGTCATTAGATTTTATAAATGTATTTATATTATGTTGATGAAATGAAGATTTTATTTTTTCAGAAAAAAAGAAGTCATCTTCAAGAATTAAAATATTATTATAATTAATATTTTTAGCGTGTTTAAAGATTTGTATATTGACATCAACCAAATCTTCTGCAGTATCTGTAATATAATTTTGTTTTTTACAATTTTTGAATCCTTCATTAAAAACGATATATACTATTTTAGTAGGTTGATATATTTTCAATTGTTCATAAATATCTTGTAATCTTCCATTATTTTTTAAATGAATAATATAAGTTGCATCAAGACTATAGTCTAAAAATCCTTCTGTATATATTATTTTTTTAAAAGTATAGCATTTAGTGTTATAATTAAATTTCATATATATAATGTTTATATAATATAAGAATATAATATATGATGAATATAATTAGAACTATAGATTATATAATTAATAAACTTTCTAATAAACAAAAAAAAACATTATTAGAAGTAACGAATTATTTTCATATATCATTAGATTTTTTTCTATATAGTTATTTATTTTTATTTAATCAAATGTATGATTTTTACTTTATTATAAGTATATTTTTACAATTTTTGCATTGGTTATTTTTTAAAAATGAATGTGTATTAAATTATGTTGAGAAAAAATTAATAAATAAAAAGTATAAATTAGGTAGTAATATCTCTCTTGTTCCTTTTGAGAAAAGATTTTATAATGATTTTTTTTTAAAAATGAAATTTGTAATAATATTATCTGTATTATTATATATATATTATAGAAATAAACATAAAAATATTAAATATTTATTAATTTTAACATTAAGTATATTTTGTTATATAGGTATAATTAGATATAACCATTCTAAAAAATTAAAAATATAAATTAATATAAATTAAGATATTTTATTTTTGGGACAGAAAAGTTGAAATATAACCATAATGAGATAGCCAAAATAGTTATAATTTTAATGTAATATTTTTTATTTCGATATATAATATAAATTAATCCTCCTATAATAAATAATATTCTTAAAGAATTAGTATAATTATTAAAAAACAATTGTCTATGTGGACTCCAAAATGGGTATGATCCTAATTCATAATTAGGATTAATAATTTTTTTTTCAATATAACTAATAATACATTCATTTTTCAATAATCCCCAATGAAAAATTTGTGATAAAAGAAAACAAATGAAATATATATCATATATAGAATTAAATATAAAAGCATAAGTCATAACGAATAAATCTACCAATAGATGAATGAACTGAGTAACAAATAATACTGTCATTATATTATAAATATATAATTTTTTTATACTTAAAAATAAGTATTTAAAATACTTAAAGAATTAAATATTTAATACATAGTTTAAATATTTAATACATATTTTAAAACTACTTAAAGAATTAAACACTCGCATAATCATTCATAAATATAGATTTATCAGTAGGTTCTACATTATCTTGTTGATTACGCGCATTAGAAAAAACAGGTATTTCATTGGAACGCTTACCTTTTAACATAACACTTTCTCTATCTATCATTTGAAAACCTTCTCTCCCACCAAACGTTTCAGTTGTCGTCGTTACAGGAGGAGGTGTAGTAGAAGCAGAACTAGATGTTGTAGTTGCAGTTTGATTCGCCATTTTATTTTGTATTGTTTGAATAACTTCATTTTTTTTATTTTGAATATTATTTACTAAATTATTCGAAGAATCGGTAAATCCTTCTGTATATATAAAATTATTTTGATTAAATATTATAATAAAAAATACTAATACTATACCAAAAATAGCATTAATACTAGTTATTCCTAAAATAAATAAAATTAAAACTAATCTACCTAAAGGAGTATTTATACAAAAATTAAAATAATGATGATTACTTAATATTATAATACAAGCTAAAGTAATGAAAGCAGTTACTACATTTTTATTAATTAAATTAAAACTCATATATAATTATTCTTATATAATTTATTTTAAAAATAATTGTTAGTTTGTTTTATAAATTTCAGTCTGTTTAATAAATTATTATCTAAATTTTTAATAAGAATGTCTTTAGCAATGTTTGCCGCTCCATTTGATGATAATATGGATACATTTTCAAATAATTCAGATAATAATATTATTAATAAAAAACGTCAAGCACATAATAAAACACAAAAAAAATATCCAAAGGAAAATTTTGACACAAATAAAGTAAATTCCGTGTTAGAAAAAATTCATAATAGTGCTGATGATGATAGTGATGATAATTATAATTTCCCACCTAAACCAAAATCATCCGGAGTTGATAAAACATTTGAACAAATGATGAATATAACTTCTAGCAATGATGCTACATTAAATACATTAGGTAAATCACCTCAACCCAATTATCAAAATGGCAGTAATTTAGATTTAAATGATTATAATAATTATGGAAATAGTAAATCTAATGATGATTATTATAAAAGTGTATTACCTGGTTATGTTCCTATAAAAAATACAAATTATAATATTCCTCCAAATATTCAAAATCAAGATATTTTATTACAAAAATTAAATTATATGATAACATTACTTGAAGATCAACAAGATGAGAGAACTAATAATGTAACGGAAGAAGTCGTTTTATATTCTTTTTTAGGAATTTTTATTATTTTCATTGCTGATTCTTTTGTACGAGTTGGAAAATATATTCGTTAATTTAAAATTAATACTTTTTCAGATTTAAAAGTATGATACGCAAAATTATAAAAAAAATAAGCTGTTGGACTTATTATTAATGGTTTTGTTTTTTGTACAATATTATTTATTATTATATTATTATGTGAAATATTCTCAATAGCTGCAAATCCAAAATTATTTTCAGCAGCTATTTTCCAAAATAAAATTTTAAAACCTTGAATAAAAATACTATCATCCGTATCAGATATCGACGCAAAACACGTTAATACTTCCATATTTTTCTCAATCTTTATACAAGACTTTTTAAAAAAATATGAACAAATTATATTATCATCAACTATTATAACATATATAAATATATTTTTCGTTTTTATAAGTTCTATTATATTAGATATTTCAGTATTTATTTTAATATCAAATCTAGAATTTGTTTTTTTTATAAAATCTATTAAAAAATGTAAATTTTGAGGATTTATTTCAATTAATTTATAATCTGCAGTTAAATTTACAGGTTTTACCCATTTAGTAACTTCAAATCCATAAGTGGAATACACACATAATGGAACTATACCAGTTAATTCTCCTTCTCTCTTAAAAAGAGAGACTACTATATCTTTATTTGTATGTCTTTGATTATAATGATGAGTTTGTATTAATTGTGGCGCAATACCCTTTTTTCTATATAATTTATCAACACATAAATAATCTACATAATATGCTTTAAATTCTAATAATTTTTTGGAGTTATAAATACTAATATGAATTGGTCTAGATGTCATTACTCCTATAATTTTATAATCCACTATAGTATTTTTATTTTTAACATCATTTATATTATTTTCTTCATTAAAAAAAGAAATAAATGATATATCATTATGACTATTAAAATAAGGAATTACATTATTTAATTGAGGAGAGAAAATATTATCTTTATTCTGAAGATAATTTAATTTTATAAAATTGACAAATTTTTGATTTTGTAATGAAGTGAGTTTATCAAATACAATTGTTTCTATATTTTTTAAATTACAATACTTATTTATTTTAGGTAATAATGTATCTATAATACCTGGCGGATTCAACATATATCCTATATCATATATATGAAATACTGGTTGAATTACCCAAAATCCATATTTTATTTTTATATAAGAATAAATTATTAATATTATAAGTATTCCAAAACATAATATATATGATAAATATTCTAACATATTTATATATATTATAAAATTATTACTAATATATAACTGCAAATTATATATTAGTAATATTCAAAATAATAAATATTATTATATATATAAATTTATTCTTACTTTTATTATGAAATAAAAATCCAATTTATAAAAAATTTATCTAGATGCTCTCTGGTTTTTTCCATATTGTAATCATATGCTTTATATATATCTTTTACATGAAAAAACCTACCAAAAAAACCAAAAAACATAATGAGTAAGAGAGAAACAATCAATCGAATATTAATGCTCTTTGATAATATTTTACCAAAAAATATATAACTAACTAAGTTTGAAAAAGAAGTGTAAATAAAAGTATGAAAAATAATAGAAATAATGATAACCATAAATATGGTAGGTTTAAATAACCCAGAAAAGGGCAATTTAGGATTTGTAGTTTCTAAATATAATTTAGTAAACATTATTTACTATATATATTATCAATATATTTTATACATTTTTTTACACTTTTTCTTATGTAAAACACACATTATACTTAGAAAGCATTTTTTGAAAATACTTAATTATTATATATAAATAACCATAATTATAATTATATTATAAATATTATAACTATATATATGTCTGCAATTAATAAACTATCTCCAACAATTACTGATCAAAATATATATGCAAATTGTTGGGAATATGCTACTGCTCGTTTGATTTTAAAATTTATTAAAAATATATTTCCAGAATTAAATATTCAAAAAAAAACAAATTGTAATGATTTATATAATTTAAATGCTTTTTATTTAAATAAAAATAGAATATCTCCTCATTTTTGTGGAGATAATATAGAATATATAAATCTTGTTTTATATATTTTTATAGTTATTTATTTAGATGAAATAATGAATCCTAAAGTTAGTATTTATAAATATGATCCATTAAATAAAGATCCTAAACATCCATCATGTATAAGAGGTGCTAGTACTAAAAATATTTATTATACTATTCATAAATTCTTTCATCAAATATCACATAAAAAAATAGATTTTAATTTAGTTCAAAATACACATTTATTTACTAATGAACAATTACAATTATTACGTAACTTCTTTAATAATAACACTTTAATTAATAGTTGTAATAAAAAAAATTATTCTATTAATGATTTTAATAATTCAAAAAAATATGAAATGGTTCTTAATAAAAAATTAATTCCTAAAATTAAAAGTATTCTTGATAAAAATTTATATGTATATTATGATATATCTAGTTTTAATCAACTTGTTAAAGGACAAAGCGCATATGGTCATTCTCTTATAATTATTCATTATTTTGTTGATGATAATAATAATACTGTTTTTGTAATTAAAAATTCTTGGGGTAAATTATTAAATATAATTCCAATATTAGAAGAAGATTTATTAAAAATAAAACATCATCGAGTTATATTTATTGATTTCACAAAAAATGATCGTGTTATATCAAAATTAAATATATCACAATTATTACAAGGAAATATAGCTCGTCCAATAGCTCGTCCAATAGCTCCTCCAATAGTTCCTCCAATAGCTCGTCCAATAGCTCCTCCAATAGTTCCTCCAATAGTTCCTCCAATAGCTCGTCCAATAGCTCCTCCAATAGTTCCTCCAATAGTTCCTCCAATAGCTCCTCCAATAGCTCCTCCAATAGTTCCTCCAGCTGCTCGTCCAATTGCTCCTCTAATTGATACTATTAATTTAAATGGAAGAAAAAAATGTCCTACTGGATATACTAGACATAAAACAGATAAAACTAAATGTGTAAGTAAAAGAAATTATAAAGTTCCAATAGCTCCTCCAATAGTTCCTCCAATAGTTCCTCCAATAGTTCCTCCAGCTGCTCGTCCAATTGCTCCTCTAATTGATACTATTAATTTAAATGGAAGAAAAAAATGTCCTACTGGATATACTAGACATAAAACAGATAAAACTAAATGTGTAAGT